GTTTCCTTCATATTTCACATTTTCCAACGCCTTACCCCTATAAAGAATTGATTATCAATCACATACGTACAACTTTCTGTCAGGTGTGTTAAGTCGAACAACATCATTAGCGAGCTTCTGTCTGCTATCTCGAACCGATTCAAACGTGTCGCTTATGATTAGCTTCTGTGTTGATATATAACACTTCGTTTCCTTGAATGAAGGTAATAAATAGTGAGGGTAATCAGCGAGGAACGTTTCAGGCTGTGTATCAAGAACTAAAGTCATAAGTTCCATACCTCGTTGTGACAATGCATAACCATCAGCCATCCACATATTTTCATCTTCATTCAGTTCAATGTAGTAGTCTTTAGTCTTTTGACGTTTCTTCATTAACGAAGTATGCCTATCCCTCAATGTATAATCAAACTGAATTACATCATAGTCTTTCGGTATGTTCAATAGATATTCAGTCAATGTGTCTGTATCTTTTAGAAAGTGTGCATCATCTTCAAGTATCAAGATATGTTGTTCACCTTTATCTAATGCAGTGTGCCATATATTGTAATGATCGAGCGTGCAAAAGAACGTTGACATATTGTAGTTGTAATTGTATTGACTTCGATAGCTATTATATAATAGGTCACACATTTTACTGCGTGTACCATACCAGCAATGCACCAGTGGGTCATTAGATAACCCAAGATGTTCGAGTTGTCGTATGATATTACTATGTCTGCACGATGAAAGACTGCATGAAGTGCAGTGAATGATGTAGATTCTATCAAACTTATCGTGTAATATGTCTCTTAATTTGTCGTTCATAAGTAATTGATTATTAAGTAGTTATAGATTATCATTGAATTTTCAAGTATGTAGTACTGGAATTTCTTAAAATCTTCGTAAGTAATTGATAATCAATTAGTTACGTAAATGTGCTTTATTGGTCTAAGTCATTGATAATCAATAAGTTACACGTATCTAACTGATAATTAGCCAATTTTAAAGGTAATTTTCTAATGTTTATGCCTTTTCCTCTCAAATCATAGTATGTGACCTCATCAATCTGTGTCGTATATGTCTAACAACCTATTATACAAATAGTTATGAGGATAAGGGCAACGAACTTTAATATGTCTATAATTTTCATTTTTGCTATTGTTATAGAATTTATCTCAATACCATTTCTTCAACTCTTCTTCAATGCGTTTCAATATGTCTTTATCATTCACATAGTATCTATATAGCCAATGGAGAAAATCATGCGTCTATACATTCAATGCAATGAAATCATTAGTATCATCAATGTTCGTGTACTATTCATCATTAGCTGAAACGTGTCTATGATGTAGATTCCAACCTTTATAAAGAGGTTTATTAGTTATGATGTCGGTACTATTCGACAACTCTTTCATTGTCTTTCTGAAATCATTCCACCTTTTCGTCTTTCTAAAGTTTCGTTTTGCTCTCTATGTGTTGTTCATATAATGTTCACTTTATATATTTAACAACAAAAACACTGCCTATTTTTCAATAGACAGTGCGAAAACTAAAAACTATGAATGAGAATATTTGAACAAGCTATAGAAAATCAGTGAATGTGCCACATAAAACTAAAGAAGTAATACATCGTTAAACCTACAAAGCCACAAAGATGCAACACATTCACTGATGAATTTATATGAAAGATTTTGTCCGTGAACAGATTACACGTGATATTTCTTCTGTTCAATGTAGTATAAACAGCTAAAGAGAAAAGTTTAAGAAAAGTTTGAGTTAAACACATAGTCAATGACTTTTCTATTAGCTTCATCAATCTTCTTTCGATTGAAGTCAATGTATATAGCTGTTACCTTATTTCCCATACTATGCCCCAAGGCTGCCGAAATCGTTTCTAAAGGTATGTCAAGCTCGGAAGCAATCGTTGCCCAGCTGTGTCTTGCCCAGTACATAGAGATGTCACTATGTAGTTCTTTCAACCACGTATCAGCCTTTTCAGTGAAATGCCGGTAGTTTGCCTTCCATCTATCAGCCAAGTCAACCAATGTATGTGTGCCACGATGTCTCTTAATGATTTCCAACGCTTCCTGTTCAACTTTGATGTCGTACATACGGTTTGTTTTTGCACGTTTGTATGAAATACGACCTTCACTATCAATCGACTTCAAATTGTAGAGGTCAATCGTATTAATACCAATCAGGCAGAACGATAGTATAAACATGTCTCGTGCATAAGCTACATTTTCATTGTCAATCTTTCTGAATGCTATTTCACGAATTGTTTCAGCTGTGAGTGAACGTTTACGTGTTGTTTCAGTCTTAATCTTGAAACGTCTGAATGGGTAGTTACTTGTCAATTCATCATCAATAGCCGCATTGAACACTGCTCTAATGTTACGTAAATGAATTGCTCTCGCATTCATTGAAGGAGACTTGATAGATAGAAATGAATCGAACTGTTCCAACCACGCCTTTGTAATGTCTTCAAATTTCAATGTACTGTTGTGTGTGAAGCGGTCAATCTCTTTCAACGTCTGTAGATAGAGAGCTTTCGTTTGCTTCGCTTTCTTCTTCTCAATTTGAGCAGTGAAGAACGAATTGAAGTCTGTTACACCTATATTATTAGTCTCCTCTTCTTCAACCATACCAAATTCAACTTCAATTTTGTGCTTAATCTCTTCTGCACTCAATGAATCAAGTGAACCACTGTTCGACATCTTAATTATAAGTAGTCGAGCAGCTATCAAGCGTTGTTCAATCAGTGAAGTCAATTCTTTAGCGTTATGTACGCCACTGACTTTAAGTGTATCTTCATTGAAGTTCGATTGACGTAGAGCGAAACCCAAGCTGATGTACACAGATTTTCTGTTCTGTGTAATACGTAGTTTCAACTGACATTCTTCATCATCAGAATGTCTTCTCTTATCAAGAATGATTCTAAGTGTTACCATCTGCCTTTCTGTTTGTACGTACAAACAATGTACAAACAAATGTAGTCAAAACAGCTGAATCATGCTATATCAAGGCAGTTAAAAAACACAAAAGAGCAATTTCACTGAAACTCAATCTCATGAATATCAGTGAATTGCGCTCATCGTAAAAAGTCGGGGTGACTGGATTCGAACCAGCGACAACACGCCCCCCAGACGTAGATAGTAGAAGTGGTTAAACATTGGAAATCAAGTAGATAGATTGGGTTGGTCGATGTAATGTACAAACATTGTACAAACATTTAGGGTAGATAGGGTAGAGGTGAAACGACAATGGTGAAGGTAGATAGGGTAGAGGTAGAGACATCAAGTGAACCGACATCATAGTGAAGATGTAGATTGACATCAAGGGTAGAGGTAGAGACATCAAGTGACATGGTAGATTACATCAGTCTTACATCAAGGTAGTACAAATACGTAGAAAAGTCTACCCTTACCCCCCCTTACCCCCCCCTTATTAGTGGAAGGGTAAGACCACTTAACTTATTGAAAATCAACACTTTACAAAGTTTTTTCTACCCTTACCCCCTTTTTTCTCTAAAAATATATAATATGAAAAAAAAATCTATATTTTATATATATATATAAAGTTTAGGAAAAATGAAAGGTAGGGTAGAAAAGTGGTTATCTAAGTGTCTAACTGCTTGATTTTCAATGTGTTTACCCTTGTTACCCTATGTTACCCCATAGTCTACCCTATAAATATAGATTGATAATGTAGTTTTTTGATGTCTTAGTGTAGATTGTTTAAACTTTTCTCGTTTTGAACTTTATTATAAATTATAAGAGGTTCAAAAGTGAACCCCAATAATCATTGTTGTTTTTAATTAGTTAACTTATAGAGTGGCAGTTGTGACAAACTGTCACTTTTATTTTTGTCATACCAAGTGTAGTTTTGTCATACTATATGTCAATTTGTCACATAAATAAGTCATGATGTCATATTTAACATTTGGTATAGTATTTGCAACATATTTTATGATTTGTAACGATGAAACAAAAAAACTTTCTATTTTTCACGTTATAAATTATATAACGAATTAAAAACATCATGGTTAGTAATAATTATGCGGCTCTACGTGAGTTGCTTCTCTTAGGAAATGAAATTGAATTAATTCAGGATTCGCTTGCCAAGGAAATCAAGCGATTGTCAACCACCCCAGCTTTTGCACAGTTAAGTGAAGACATTGTAAACCAGTTAATGTCAAACACGTATTATCAACCGCTGTGTGGTTCAGCCTTTTCAACGTTTAACAGCATAGTCAATGACATTCAAGTGAAGTTTGACCGTGCGGAGCAGTTAAAGAACGATATTGCGTATGAATATGAGATGATGCAGTATCGTCCAGTCTTTTTGCAGGGTTTAGTTTCAGCGATGTCGTGTTTTGATGGTGTCAAGTATGATTCAAACTTGCATGATTTAATCAAGTATGATGAAGCAAAAGGTGTATATAAGTCTGCAACGAATGGTAATGGTGTCGCTGCTATCGCTGCAAATAGCTTATATACGAGAAGAATGGCTGACAAGATGCTTGATCCTCATTATCGTATCAAGCCTTATCTTTCAAAAGTTATTGACGTGTTTGGAAAAGAGATAGAAAGTGCAGGTAAAGCGTTATTTGCAGAAGAGGAAGCTATGTCTAATGTTTTCGAGCATGATGATATAGTATCGAAGATGTTGAAAGACTGTGCGAAAAAGTGGGATGGGAAGGACTATATAACTGGAGCGGCGTCCTATCATTTTTCGTGTCAAAATACGACTTATAATAATAAGTATTTTTTTGCGTTTTTATGCTTATCATTATATAAGTTGTTAAACATCAATAATAAAGCAGATGTCGTGTTTATACTTGAATGTGCGCAAGGTACAGGCAAATCGTATTTATTTGACATGCTTAATGAAGTCTTATTGAAAGAGTTTTGCGGAATCTTTCATGCGGAGTGCGATTTGAAGATAAATAATCGTGAAAAATTAGATGCCATTGTCGGTGGTAAAGAGGAAGCATTAGCGTTTGACAAGTGTTTATATACCTTGTTTTCTGACCCTTTCTTTACACAGCGGCACAAAGATTTGTTTCAAGAGACGTTTATAAAGAACATAACGAGTACAAACATTACTATTAACCCCAAGTACAAAACTATTACGAAAGTTCCCAACTTTTCGTCAAATGTCGTGTCGTGGAATCATGAAACGCCTGTCGCTATTGACGCTTCTGATAGACGAATGATAATGTTGCGAGGTATCCGACCTCTTGAAGATTGCCCAAATTTGACTGTCGATATTACTAATGTGCTAAATACTGTCAAGCGTCCTTTTTCCGATGCATGTGGAAACTTCATATTTTATCAGATGTTTTATCAAGCGTGTGCCTACGTTTTGACACATAAGTTTAGTGAGTTCTATAAAGTCACATTGTCAAACGTCCATGAAATATCAGCAGCGAAGAAGAAATATAAGGAAGAGCAGTCGGCAGATTGGAAGTCAATATTTTATAACAAGATAAAGACATCTAAGTTGAATATATTGAAAGACGAAATTACGTATAAAGAGTTGATGCATCTGTGGAACGAAACGTGGGAGGAATTGGATACAGAAGCTACTATTAATTTCAACATTCATTATCAAAAGAGAGACGAGGAGTTTAAGTTGTTGTTTACGAAAGTCTCAAAAGAAGGTCAAGCAACTACATATAAAATCAATGTCGAAGCATTTAACGAGATAATAGAAAAATATGCAATAAACAATCAATCGAACATTGGTTTTGAATATAACACGTTGGAACAGTGGAAGAAAGATGTTATAGCGTATCAAGATAAATGTTTGAATGGTCCAACGTACACCGACCCAACCCCACGTTTTTTGTACGATGCTGGCTTGATAGAAGAAACACATGTCGATATTCCTTCACAAAATGTAGATGTTGCAAATAGTAGTTCAAGTGAAGAAGACATTGACGCTTTAGACTTGATTGAAACAGTTGAATATGAAGAAGAAATTAACGCTTTCGATTTGATTGATAGTAGAGAAGAGGTAGAAGATGAAGATTTATATGCAGAAGCGTGGAACTTGATTGACTATGAAGAAGAGGAAATAATTGATAAACAACTTCCAGACATTTTTGAAGATGAAAGAGTAGATACTAAAACATTGACAAAGACACGTTTACTTAATCTATACGACATTGATAAGCAACTGTATTATGATTTAGATTACGAAGGAAATCAAATGTATCATGAACAACCCCACGATGTCGGAATCGATGTCGGAAACATCTATGAAAACTGTAAATCGATGTTTGAATACAATTTTGCAAAATTAAATGAATCAATGTTTTAATATCATGAAAGCTATAGAATTATACAATAATACACGCATAGCATATTATAGCAATGTCAATTCAAAAACTGCACAATCTATAATAACATTGTCACAATTCAAAGATGCTTATAAAAATGAAAATGGCACACGTCTTGAAAATTTGCGACAATATGCAAAACAGAAAGGTATAGAATTTAAGACATTGAAAGCAATGTATCTTGGAGGTTTCACGATGTCAAGCAGTGCAACGACAAAAGCCAGTGCCGAAGATGCTATTTTCAATAATATATTTTGCGTTGATTTTGACCATGTTCAGCAAAGTGAAGTTATGTCGTTATTGAAAACTTTGTGGAAGCGTCAAGATGTTATAATGATTACTAAGAGTGTGTCTGGCGATGGTATTTACGCTTTAGTTTATGTTGCACATCATGTATCGAGATTGAAGGAGTGTTTGGCGTGTTTTATAAACGACCTTCCCGTTGCATATAGACAATACGTAGATACAAAATGTTCAAACGCAAATAGATTTAGATTTGATGCTGATTTTCAGCAACTTTGGAAGAATGATGATTATGAAGTTGTGCCGTTTTGTAAGTCACGACCAGTCGAGTTTAAGTTCACTAATTTCAAGACTAATGCACGTTTCAATTCTTATACAAACGATAATAATGATGAAAAGAAAGTAGAGCGTATAATCAAAAAGATGCTAAACTGTTCAGAATTATGTGTTTATGATTATAACGACTGGTATGCACTATTGAAACAGGTGTATGGAGTGTTTGGTGAAAGCGGTGAAGATTATGCACGAAGATTGTCTATGTCTGCCCCAAACTTTTCACAACGAGCTTTTGAGCAAAAATGGAAGCGTGTATGTTCTGAACCATCGGGTGGTTTGAACATGGGGTATTGGGTCAACATAGCTAAAGCAATGAAAGAACTGAATATAAATTAATTAGCTTCATTCTTTTAATCATATTTGTTTTTTGTATTTTAATCATGATTTATTTTTCTTACGTTTCACGAAAGTGGAATCTTCCACCAGATTTTCAAGATTTGGTGGAAGTTTTTTTGTTTCACTACTATCGTTTTGGCACGGTATTTGATACTTTACATTTCGTAACGACAAAAGAATTTTGAAAAATATTTGCCGAAAACTTAAACTTTTCTTTTAGTCGTGCGTATACTTGAATAAATTTAAAAACTAAACATTATGAGCAGAGAGAATTTTATTAGCAGATTTGCTAATGCAACGAAGATGGTTGTAACGTACAGACCATCCGACTGTGATGTTAGAATTGTCATTGAATACAGTGACAGGGTTGAACACAGATTTTATGTCGATGAAGACGTGAAGCACGTGACGATTGAAGACATAACAGCAGAGACTTATGTTGAACACAGAGAAAGCGAAGGAACAGTAGATGACGATACACTTAATAAAGTTGTAGATGTCTTTAATGAAATCATGCGTGATGTACCGTCTACACAAGACGATTTATGTATAACATTGTACGAAGCATATTTGAACATCAAGGAGACGGATTTTGACTTTGCCGTGTACCTTCCTGATGAGTTGAAGAAGACTGATTATGAAGACGAGAACGGCTATGAGTCGTTGTATGAAGCGGCACATTATTATCCTGAACCTTATGCACCAGTGCCACAGTGGTGTGAGTTGGCTGATAGATACAAATACTTCTCATTTTTCGGAGATGAGAGAGGTGTATATATCTTCTTTAAGACAGAAGATGATGCAAAAGCAGCGTGGAAGTATTGGTCTGAGAAATACTATCTCGACATTGATTGCGATGATTTTTATGAGTTTTTGTATTATTTAGAGTCAAGAGCATAATAGTTTTCTTTGTTGTGAATTGCTTTCAAAATTAACAGTCGAGAGTCAAACTTTCGGCTGTTAATTTTTATATTGTGTTGCATATAAATTCAATATCAAAAGTTATATAATATGTTGACTGATTTTAAAGTGCCTCTATCGAATATTAGAACGATGTGTATTTTCGAGCAGGTTATGAATAAAGCGTTTGCCCTCAAGTCTACATACGACATTTGTGTCTATATGTGGATATGTAGTTGTGTAGAGCATGATGATTTCACTATTGACTTATCCACTTATTTGACTGCATTAGAAGCGGAAGACATTGTCGAGTTCAGTAATAATCTTCAAAAAAAAACTTCAATCAAATTGACATTTCTACAGAGAGTAAAAGCGATGTTGATAAGGTTTCTCGGTTGGCTGACGTGCATGAAATAAAGGAACAGAAAATTACAGATTTAGCGATGATGTTGATACTTCAATGTCATCTTGATATTAACTATGTGTTCAACATGTCATTGTCTGAATTGAATATGTTTGCAAAATATTCATATTTGACTGAAAAGACATCTTGGGAAACAGCACGATTCATGGGTTTCTGTTGTCTTTCACCTTATTCTAAGGACTTAGAAATCAAAGATTTAATAGAGTTTCCTTGGGAAACTGCTACGCAAGACAACGACAAAAATGATTTAGAGCGTATTAAACAATTAGCAAAAACGATTGAAGATAAAAGTAAAAAAGCGGAACATAAATTAGATTAAGTATAGTAGTTGAATAAATGGCGCAGGAACACGATTTGCATTTAGGCGTAAAAGCTAATGTCAATGATGCATAGAGACAGATAGAGAAATTAGTAAATCATATATCGAAACTTGAAAATGAGGTACGAAAAGCTGGAAAGTCTAATTTGAACAACTTGAATCGTTCGTTACAACAGACTGCTTCAATATCTTCACAATTAAAATCAGGTTTCGGAAAGTTTACTGATTCACTATCGTAGCTGCCTGGTGTCGTGGGTTCAGCTACTACGGGCATTCGTAGTTTCATAGCAGCTTCAGGACCGATAGCTTTAGTCACTGTTGCCGTCACTTCATTGATTAAAGTATTTGATGATTTAAGTGAATCTTCACAAATGTTTGGAGATTCGTGGGCAATCATTAAGAACTTAGTGTGCGATATGGCTATACCTTCAATCAAGACTGCTGTGTTGAGTGTAATTTCTGTATTAGCTACACAAATTCAAGACTTTCTAAATCTCTCAATCAGTGGAATCAATCTCTTAATCGAGGGAGTAAACAAGTTTGTACCTGCCGCTAATTTCAGTAAAATAGCAGCGTTTGAGTTTGGAGATACATTGACGAAGAAAGCGGAGGAAGCGAGAGCCGCTTTAGCAGATTTAGCTACTACATCGATTGCATTGACAAGAATAAACGACGAGTTAGGCACACAGGAAATAGAGTTGAAATCAATTCGTGGTGAAAATGAGCAAATCATGGCTGAACAGCGTATGATTGCTCAAGACACTAATAGAGCAATGAGTGAACGTGTGAAAGCTTATGATAAGTATAAGAAAGCACAAAATGAAATATTCGATAAAGAGCGAGCAGTCAATGAGTTACGTAGAGAAGCATTAAGATTAGAAGCTCAAAAAGCTCTTCAATCGGCTGGCATAGTTGTAAGTGAAGAGAAAGTTAATGATTTGTTACAGAATGGTTTACGTAGTATGGCGGCTTGGGCATCAATTAGTGAAGAGAACAATAGAATTGTTGATGCTATTTCAGACAAAACACATAGTAATTTTGTAGACTTAAACAATCAAATTCGACAGAGTGAAGCCAACATGGCTAATAGTGTGAGGGAAGCGAATCGTTTTGGAAAGTCAATTCACGAAGTTGCGGAAGTTGTTAAAGATGAAGTGGTTGAAGGTAGTCTACAAGATTTACGTCGAAAGTTGGCTGATGCTCAAAAAGATTTAGAGAAGCTTGAAATCAATTCGATAGCTTTTAAGGACAAGCAAAAAGTAATTGAAGATTTAGAGAAACAGATAAAAGATGCTCTTAACACTGCTACTGAAAATGTTAATCAATCTACTGAAAAGACTGATTTAGACATCATTAAAGATATGTATAATAAAGATAAACTCGATGAGGCTAAATCTGAACTTCAAGGTTTCTATGAGTGGTTATCTACACAAGCTATTGATTTTGAAACACTTAATGAAGAGTTATTAGAGCAGTATAGAGAGAAGTACAACGCTTATATAGCTGAAAGACAAGGAAATGAAGCGGACATTTCAAGATTAAAAGATGAGCAAAAAGGTGTACGAAACTTAGCGAACACCTATGGCTCATTAGCAGACGCTGTGGGGAACTGGGCAGATAAGAGTGAATAGGCGAAAGCTGCTCAATTAGCATTAACTGTTGTTGAAAGAGCATTTGTTGCGGTCGAAGCTACATTGGCAGCTGTTTAGGCAGCCAAAAATGCAACGCCTGGCGACCCATACTCTCTTCCTGCTCGTGTAGCTGCTGCGGTAGCTGCTGTTGCTTCTGCTGTATTCACTGCACAACAGCTTGGTAATCAAAAGTTTGAGCAAGGAGGCGTTGTTGCTGGAAATAGTTTCAGTGGAGACAAAATAAACGTGAGAGTCAATTCAGGTGAAATGATTCTAAATAAAGGTCAACAAGCTAATCTATTCAAAATTATTCAAGACGGAAATGGGGTAGGAAACAATTCTAAACAAAATGTTGAATTTAGAATAAATGGAGCTGATTTAGTTGGTGTATTAGAACAGCAAAATAAGATTGCTCGTCTGTAAGGTTTCGTTAAACGGAACAAAGTATAAATAATGTAGATGTCTAATTATGAAAAACGCAAATAATAAAGAAATCAAGATATACATTGATAATAACGATGTTGAAACTGAATATGGTGAAATCATAAACTTCACATTGACGCAAAACGGAAATTATCAAGATATGTATTGTATCAAGTCTAACTTATTGACATTGACTATATTAACAGATGAATTAGACTTATATGATACTTCATTGAAAGGGTTGTCGGTTGTTGTCGAAAATGTAACGGACAACATTACAATGTTTCGAGGTGTAATTAGTCAAACACCATCGGCTCAAGCTTATAATTATGAAAAAGAATCATTTACTTTATACGCTGTCGATTCATTGAAAAATGATTGGGTATCGAATGATTTTCCTGAAGGTCAACACACTATTGAGGAAGCATTTAATCTGTGCTGTGGTGTTGATAATTGGGTATATTTTGCGTTTTTAGATATAGACATTCAACACACGATTGTAGATGTATCAATGATTACGGACACGACTGCTACGAAAGAGCAAATGATGGTTGAATTAGCTAAACTTTTGTGTTGTCAAATAGAGATTACTGCAAATACAGTTGTAATTAAGTCGCCATTGGAGTTAAGTAATTCAGTACCAACTATTTACGCTCAATATGCTGATACAAACAAGGGGTTGAATGATTGTATGCAAAGTTGTCAAATTCAAGTAGTTGAAGAGAAAAGTACATCTTCATCGAGTGAAACAGTTATTGACAAAAAAGATTATGTTTGGGACAGCAGTTTAAACAAAAGTGTGGCGTGGAACTTTCCTCTTGGAGTGTAGGTTTGTAATCAATTTTTGGATAGCGATGTTGACAAACGTTATGGTTTAACGAGAGAACCCTACTCGGCGTGGGGTGGCTACACATTCAAAAATAAGTGGGGTAGTGGTGAAGATACAAGTGATTATTATTCAAGGTATTAGCCATATCTTGAGACATCTTGGGGCAGGTGGGTAGGTTTTGAAGCGGAGCAATATGTTTCATTTTACAGGTTTGGCACAGAACAAAATACATCATACGATTCAAGTTGTGCAAAAGAAATTCAGATAGCGACTGATGTTTTAACTGTGAACATGAATAATTAGAGTGTTACTGATGCGAGGTGGGAAAATGGAGCTTGGATAGAACTTTCAAATGATGTCTTTAGAGACGTGGCATCAAGGTCTGCTATTATATATAATGAAACATACCCTTTATATAATGCTTCAACGATGTCGCCAGCTTCAACACCATCTTTTAAGACACATACATTAATCATACCACCACAAAATAGAAGGCTGTACGTTGGCTATGATAATGACAACAATAGCTACACAAAAGCTCTGAAAGCTGAAAACTTATCTATCTATTTTACAAGGAGTTATGAAGTCAAGTTGCAACCATACACGCTATATAAGAACAAACAATATCTATTAGCACACTTGAATTTGACAATGATTTGCGGTGAAAATAGTGGCAGTTATAGAAATATGTCAGTTCAAAACTTTTGGAGTAATGGAAATTCTAAATTAAACTATCTTCAACGTACAGGCACTTCGTATGATGATTTCTTCAACACTAATAGTTCAACGTTCGCATATTTTGATGATGAGTATATATGGAAATGGGAAATTTATAGTAAAGCAAAAGCTTTAGTCAATCTTCGTATCTATAAAGATGATACATTGTTGAAGACATTAGACAAACAATCTATTGAAATTGATGTAGATAATCAAAACATTTTCAGCGAATTAAGTGAAGTTGACAATGTTACGTGGCATCAAGGTCTTGATAGAGGTGGTTATATATTAGCTGTTTTTGACGCAAATGAAATAGAGGGAGCAAACAGATTAGAGATTGATTTTCTTGGGGTTGGAGATTTCGGTGGTAGAGTGTTCACAAACACGGTGCAATTTGGTGAAGGTCAATCAGTTGAACCTTCAATGTGGCTGAAAAACACAAAAGAGTTATCATGTTTGCAGTACATACACTATGATAATAACCCTCAATACAACAAAATGTTTCGAGATTCCACGAACTTTTATGGAACAGAAGTTTTCATAGATAAGTATATGATTGATTTATCATTTGAGTTTGCACCAGGGTATTTGTATGAAGAAACTGAACAAAACATTGATAATCAAACAGATGTAGACGGAAATGCTACCCATGACTTTTATTGGTCACAGTCTGATGGAAACTTCAATCTATCATTTTCTAATAAGTTGAACTCTTTAATATCGAATGTAACTAAATCTACTGTTAAAGTCAATGGTAGTGAAACAGGGTATCTATAGAAAGTTAATTGTAGTGCATATAATTCATCATAGTATAGTGAAGTGTTTCAATTAGCGACATACATTGATTAGTTTTCTACGCCATCAATCGTTCTCGATTTGAATTGTTCAACGCCAGCAAAATTCATTGATTTTGAGTCAAATCGTTATAGATTAGTAAGTTATAGCTATGACGGTGTACGAGATAGATATAAAAATAAATATATTGAATATAAAGATTTAACGAGTATTGACTATGAAGATTAAACACGCTATAACAATCGAACCAGGCACAACCGTCACTTTAGGTGGCATATCTGGAGCAAAACTTAACGGCATTGATGTTTCAGTAAATGATAACATATTAGACATCAATGCTGCTACTGCTGTGAAAGTGAATGATACTACTTATAATGTTGACAATCAAGGAGTTATAGATTTAGGAAACGTCAGTTCTGGAGGAAGTGAACCAAACGATGCCAATCTGCATATTTCATTGAATAACAGTAGTTTAGCTGATTTTACGGCTAATAGTTCAACTGATACGAGTGTAAATATCAATGCGGCTACAAGTGTAACAGTCAATACGTCAACTACTTATGACGTTTCAAGTAATGGAAATATCGATTTAGGTGAAGTAGCAAAAACTATAACGTTTTAGGGGTAGATATATCACCCCAACAACGTAGGGTAGGTACAACTTCCAACCATCTACACTATAAAAAATGGCTCGATTCTGGGTGGTAGTCTATCGCAAAACAATGCTACAACGGATATTTCATCTAAAGTGAATCCGATCGGTTATTTGAACGGTTCACATAACACTTCGCCATCATCGACTATTCCGACGGGTTGGTTGTTGAATTGGAATGGTGAATATATATACTGTATCATAGCACTGAAATCATTGAATATTACATCAAACTACACTTATACGTGTCAATTATACGTTGAAGTTTTCGGCGGAAAGAGTGGTGTGACAATTTACCCTCATTTGCCAAAATATGTGACAAAATTGACATCGGACACAATTGAGTTTTAGATAGCGTTGAAAGGTTTGACCGAACAGACAAAACCTCGCAATTATGCTTTTTCAACGACAACTACAACTACTTCAAGTCATTCAGTATCAATAGATTACTATGAAGGAGAATCATCAAATGTTGCACCAACCAACCTCATTTCGCAAACAGGTATAACAGAATCGGGTGTATATACTATTGATTATGAAGTAGTTAATAATGAAGTCACGTCTTATGTAGTAACTAAAAACAGCGGTGGAGGATAGGCAAATGATGGTGTTTTAACATTGAACTTAAACAATAGTTCTATTGGTCAATTCACTGCAAATCAATCTCTTAACACTTCAATCAATGTGAACGCATGTACTTCAATTACAGTGAATAGTTCAACTTATAATGTTTCAGCGAATGGAAATATCAATCTTGGAAACATTTCAGGTGGTGGAGGTAGTGGTGTAAATAAAGTAGTAGTCAATGAAATTGAATATACTGCTTCAAACAATAAAGTTGATGTCGGTCATTACGTATTCTTTAAAGATTACTTTTTGGCTATCTATCCGTATACGTTTATTGAGTTTGACTGGAGTTATAACGTTGGAGACTTCATAATTATGTCTATCGAAAGCAACTATTATTATCAAAAGTTTAGATTATCAAGAAAGACAATGGGTTCACAGTACGTAGGTATAGCACATTTAATTGAATACTCAAACATCAATAATGATGCAGCTCTTGAATGTGTGTATTGTAGCGGACAACAGTACATTTCATCTGTAAAACAAAAAAGTGGAGTATTGTTGAAACAGTATATGAATAATACATTGAATCAAGAAAACTTAATGGTAACTATCTATATGCCAACGAGTTATGCAAACATTACTACGACTGTTTATGATGCTTCGTCTTCGTTACCATCTGGAAATGAATATGTTATGTTAAATGCGATTGCTAATGGTTGGTCAAACATAAACAAAAACGCTACGAATTTCGTATGTTACAAAAACGGAACAGTATATTATAATCAATTTGCATCTTAAATTTTACATGTACGCTGGTTTAAGACATATCTTTCGGAATTTAACCCTATTGTATGTGCCAAAATGGCAAACAAATTTCGATACATTATATGATTTTTCATATAATCATACATTTAGTGTAACTAATGATGCACTGAATATTAGTCAAAATGGTTTCTACGCAACATCAAGTTTCTATTTTGTTACTCCTACATATAATAGAAATGATGATTGTAGATTCAACGGTTATACGTTTTTGATTGATAGAGAGTTTGTCAAAAACAAAAACACCAATCCTTCATTTAGTTTTCTAAATTCCACTACTTCAACTACTTCTAACTTATCCGACGTTCGATATTAGACAAGTGTGTATCAATTTCGCATACAAAATAATAATATAACAATCGATGATGATAGATTGACAAATGATTGGTGGTCAGTTAGTTATGATTTCAAAGGTGTAGTAAAATTGAATACTATACATACTTATGCTATAACTTCATCAAATGCAACAACTTTCTATCAATTTACAAGATTTCGTTTCACAAATCGTACATATAGCAATTATAATAATATAAGAAGTTTAGCATTTTTCAAGGAATGTTTAAGTGAAGAGCAAACATTAGAGTTTGAACAATTCATTGAAAATCAAAAAGATAGCAAACTTTATAATGATATGCCGCTTTTTGTTTCTACATATATACCCGAAATCATTAGTGAAAACATATCATATAATAACGAAATTGTTGAAGTTGCGCCTCAAGATAAAGGTAAAATGTGTAGTTATGCAGTTAAAAATCAAACACTTACGTATAGTGGTGAAAGTTTATCAACTGAAAAGCTGCCAACCAACATTTCTTTAAGAATTTTTGACGAATATTTTAAAGGTACTAAGATTTCAATAACTTATGATAGTACATTAAATGATATTGTTAAGTAGCAATTTCAATATGTATTATCAAAATTTAGATTAAGTTAGAATCCTCAATAGTTGTTTCCGCATCTTGATTTCTTGATTTGTCCAGCAATGTAGGGTATAGTCGATAGCGATTTAGATACAAAATCAACGGTACATTATACTAATGCGAGGTCGTGTATAAATGGTTATGACGTAATCAAAAACTTGATTGAAGATAGCGACAAACAATTCACGTATTATTATCAATCTTCGTATGCACGTTATCTTCATGCTCCCAAAAGACTTCTGCATCTTGATGATTTTCAAAACATTACGTATGATGTCGAAGGTTTAACTATTGATGATGCGTTATGGAGTAATTACCCTTATTGTGGTTTTGGTTGCTTAAACTATAGTCCAGGCTGGTCATATTGTGTATCAGTATTATTATATAGAACTGCATATCAATATGATAATACACATTGGTTATCTGGTTTTGAACTTCAACAAAACATGCAAGCATGGGCATATACACTTCAACATTGCATCTTTGGTTAGCAATATGATAATGGTGTGACATTCAATAGAGATGATGGAAGCTTAGGTAATCAATCATACATTATAAAACATACAACTGATTATGAGGGGTGGTGGGTAATAACATTCAACATAGATGGGAGTACAGATGGTTCAAAATGGGGTAGAACTAAAATCTTTTCAGCTCAAATATCTGCTCCTTCAGGTGTAACACCACGTGGGGTAAGTAATAATCAATGGGTTGACGCTCGAACAGCTTATGCCTTTTCCACTTGGGCAGAAAGTATAAACATAGTGTTTAGAATGATTAGACCTCAAAGTGGAGCATTGAAAATGTTGGCTATTCAAAACACTACATTAAGCGATGATGAATTTTCTGAATTTAATCATTATATGATAGATTATGCTTTAACGTGTAATGAAATAAATGGAAATCAATTATTTCGAGGAAAATAGATGGTTGTGGCTGATAGTAGTTTACTATCATTTATATAAAAAGTTCTGCACATCAAGAAAGACATGCAGAACAATTAACAATAGCAAAATGAAAAGTTAACAACAACTTATCTAATTTATTGATAATCAATCACTCACCTGTGCTTGGATTAGGAATACCATCTCCCAGCGTCAGCTCTCCAACACCCTGAAACGACACACTCATTGTAGCGTTATCGCCATTGGCCGCGTTTACATTGATAGACGTTATTAGCGCATTTCCAGAAGCTAAAGTGGAAGTGTTTGGAACCCAATCGGCTGTTGAAACATCGGAAATGTAGGGGTGTCCATGGCTCGTGGTTGCAAAAACCAACTGCACTGGCTGTGCAGCTTTCCACAATGCGAAAAGTTTATCTGTACCCCAACCAGCTGTTGAACTATCGGTTGTGTCACACGAAACAAGATTATCTGAACTCATAGTCCACGTAAATGATGTAACCTCGCTGGACTGCCACATGCCGTTATCTTTTGTGGTTGTATCGGTTGTATTTGCTGTAACTTGTAATGTATGTGAAGTAGCTAAAGCTATTGAACGTCCTTCACAGAAGACCATCAAATCTTTTCCTAAAATTTTAGATTTCATCTTTATAATATATTATATTACAATAATTTATGATATTTCAATCATTGATTACTTTAATGAAATGTTTTTCAATGTTGTCGAAAACAATTTCAACTTGAGGGTCAATCTTAGTGCCTAAAACGTAGTATTGAGGTAGTTTTCCACGATTTGCGCCACTTTTAGTAGTACGAATGCTCTTTTTTGGACTTGTAAACATACGTAGAAAACCACCTTTCAGCTTAGAACCAAAAGTGTCGATTACAACTCTACCACTATATTGTTTTGATTTCCAAAGCCTTATGCCAGGCAGCATTAGTGGGTTATAGTTGTTTGCTAAAAAGTTTGACTTTGCCCACGCAAAAAGAGGTTTCATTTCTTTATAGATGACTTTTCCAATTTCATCTAAACCCATCTCTTTCTGTATCTTTTTGAGAAACTTTTTAGCTTCACGAATCTCGCTATATATAGTAATATTACTCATATATTTACACTGATTTTTATCATAAAAGTAGATATGTATAAGCCTAATTGTAAATCAAAATCTTCATTATATGAAACACTTTCATATTTACTATCATCATTGACTTTTTCAATGATATTATCTGCTATATTTTGCATATCTTTATATGATTTTGTACTAACTTTTAGTATACATGTAGCGGTAATTTCATCATCATATATGCCATCTTTTGAGCTAACAAATTGATAATTAGCTATTTCGTATGTACCAAAAGTTTCTTTTATTTGTGCATCTTTTATAACTAATGGATACAAATTATCAATGATTGTTTTAAAATCATTATATAAAAGTTGCGATATATTAGATGGTTTTATCATTTTCTTATATGTTTATTGTTGTTTTGTTAATATTTTACCAAGATTTTCAAGTGCTTCCTTATTGTTTTTTACATCATTTGCTAATTCTTTTATCTTTTCACACGGATAAACACCATCAATTTTCTTATAATTTTCAAAAATTGAATATAATTCAACAGAAGCATTCATCAATGTGAATAATAATGTAGCAAAAGCGATATTTGTAATTGATGAAAGCAAAATGATTATATCAAAACAACCACCGACTAGTTGTAAAGCTGAATATTTCGCTAATTTAAGTAGCACTCGTCTTAAACTCTTGCTCTTGATAGCTTCTCCACACTTTTTAGCAGCGTAAATGCCTGATATTGTGTCAATTACAACTAAAAAGAACATAGCTGCACTGCAAAGAACTATTGGTACACTTATTGTCATTAAAATCTGTAACATAATGATTATTAATTAGTTGATGGAGAAGGTATTTGGCTTGGTTCAAGATGCCATTCACTACACTCAATTTCTTGAAAGAGAGGTCTCGATGCAACATCATTCCAATATTGTCGTATTTTGTTAATTCGATAGTATCTATTATTATACTCAATCAAGTCTGTATCATGTATCTCTTCAAATCTATTTACTTTAAACAAAATGTCGTATGGGTAAACTACTTGATTATCAGCACTAATCATTGCTTTTGACTGTGAAAAAACATTAGCGTTTGCTCTAATCGTTTTAGCTGTTGAAACATCAAAAGTATAAAGATTATCGCCATACGCATCTTTAGAACTATCTGAAACATAGACAGTTATGAATTGCGTCAATATGCCTGGGTTTAAGTCAAATTCCATAATTTTTATATTGATTTACTAAATGAACAGCGGAACGTGGAACATCATGTAAAGAAACAGTAGATATTGATGTTCGATTAGTGTAATAATCTGTTACTATAATCTTGATAGCATGTTGAATACACTTCGGAACGACTGGTCCAACACTTACATCTTCAGTGAAGTAACTCTCTAAGTCCCAAGACGTTGCGCTAGTATCAATGCTTTTAGTATCAATCATTACTGCTATTAACTCTTCAGCTAATTCTTCTAAAGAAGTCAAATATTCATCATCATCATCAAAAGAATCAGGTATGTTCAAATGTTTCTTTATGTCGTCTAATGATACTAACATATTGATTTTCTTTAATTTATGATATGAAAAAACCACTCAACTACAAAGTCAAGTGGTTTATGAAATTATATGAATATGCAACCTTTATTACACAAGTATCTTTCCAACAACTGCTCCACTCCTACGAAGTTTTGCATCAAAATATGCGTTAATTACAAGACGAACTTTAGCATCTCTTGCGAGAGTTAAATCATCGACTATGACATCAAGACTACCCCACTGCCCTATAACAAGCTCTCTAAAGTTTCCGAAAAGTATGCCCTTGTTTACAACACCCTTCGAGGTCAAAACTGGGTAGCCATCAATTTCATTGTCCTGCATAATGAAACGACCACTACCAGCGTCAACCGCTTTTGTCTTCAATGAAGCCTTCGCCACTGGGTTGACAATGTAAGTGTAATCTCCAGGGATGTTGTTGTTTTCAAGAGCGGCTTCAAGGTCTACAATTGATTTATATGTCAACTGTGAAGTAGATGTATCGACAGAAGTATTAGCTAAAAGACCCGCTGGATAATTCGTTGAACCATCATTTGCGGAAAGTATTGTAGATTCGAGCTTTTCAGCGATAGCGTTCACTATATCCTCCTTCAACATACGCTCAACTGCTCCAGACGTTTGTATTAAAAGTTGTTTAGAAATGTCAACATAAGTTGTTAAACGCTTCGGCGTCAATTCAATCTGTGACATCGTGCCAACCCCATTGCCTGCGCTTGCATTTTCACCCGCCCAATTTGCTGTTGAACCGGAGTAGCTCGGTATTACAACATTTCCAGCCAAGTTATCAAGGTATGTTGCGCCAGCATCTGCCAACACCATCCTGTTCCGCAATGCTCCTAAAATGTCATACGTATCCTGCGGCACTGCTTCCTTACCACCCTGATTGACGCTTGTGTTGAAGTTCTGTGCAGTCAATACACCATCAAGGTCACGTGTGTTTAGAGGTAGTTGTATATGACCTGAATACGACTGACCACTTCGCTTCATCTGTTCAGCACCAAGAGCTATGTAATTCGACTCTGTTTCAGACATTTCACGATGATTGATAACATCGTTTATTGCTCGTACGAGACTAAAATTTTGATTCATAATATTATGATTTTCTTGATTAATTTCATTATTTATCGAACGCTCTTCTGCTTCGATAGCGTTCACGTCACCCTGTTCGAGTTTAGCTTCAATTTCTGCTTTCTTATTGTCAAGTTCAGAAATATCACGCTTAATTTGCTCATATTCAGCCTGTTCGTCCGCTGTTAAGAAACGCTCCTCTTGTTCTGCATTAGCGAAAAGAGACTGAACACGCTTTTGAAGTGACACTTTCTTATCTAATATCTCGAATGTTGTCATGTTATTTTATATTATTAATTTCCTTAATCAATTTATATTTAGCAAAAGCTAACTTCGTCATAACGTTTTCAGACCGAGCGGAAACACTTGTATCGGGGTATGCTTCATGATAGACTGGCGAAACGTCAAACAATCTATCAATCTTGATGATATGTCGTACTGTTTGACCATTCTCTTCAACCCATTTATCTTTTGCTATCGTGAAACAAAAAGATGAAGTAGTTATATCTCCTCTTTTTATCATATCATAGAGTTCAACAGCTTTTGCGTTCTTTTCTGAAAGTTGACAACTATACTTCAACCCTTTCTCGTCAATAGATAGTTTTAGTGTACCTTCGCCAAATTTTGACCTACCAAAAACTCCACGGCTATCATCATGATTCAATACTAATACGACATCGCTACGTTCAATTACATCATCAAAAGCTCCTCTATCAATGATTTCGATGAATCCTCCTAAATCGTGGCTCGGACTATCAAACACAGCGGCGTAACCTTCGATAGTTAAATCATCAGCGACTAATATATTATTATTTAGATTCCTCTGTTCCATCTTCATTATTATTTAATTTATTATCTACTTGATTATCAATAGGTTTGTTTTTATTGACAACTGGCACAGGGTTGTTGTCGCTTTCTACACTCGTTAAGTTAAGTTGAACCATGTGGTTGTCTCCTCCCTCAACAGCTGGCATATCTACTTCTCTACGAATTTCATTTAGAGACATAATACCCATTTGCAGCATTTTTGAATAGTAATCAGCCATTTCATTTTTAGATGTCCTCAACAACATTGAAGTGTTAAACCTAATTGATTGATTTTCAGAAGGTAATATCAATTTACGTGAAAATTCCTCTTCAATTTTGACGAGTATTGGAGTTAATGTGTTATTCAAGAAAGCTAAGTTTTCAGCTTCAATACTATTATAACTACCTGAATTTAAAAAAACTTTCGATGGTGCAACACCAAAAAATCTGCAAATTTCTTCTGCGCTGAATTTTCTTGATTCAAGTAATTGAGCATCCGCAGGGTTAAGTGAAATAGATTGATACGACATGTTTCCTTCGAGTATGGCGATTCCGTTTGGCTGTCCCGTCACTGGGTTAAAAGCATCTACAAACGCATTTCGTAGTTTTGTACGCTTATCTTCTGTCAAATTAGTCTCTACTTTTAAGATTCCTCCAAGATTGCACCCTCCATAAAAGAACGAGGTGGCTGATTTTTCCTGTGCATCGGCTTGAATCAATGTTTTTGAAGCAGCCTAAAGCGTTGATACTCCGTTGATTCCATCAAATGAATAGTTTACGAGATGTATCATTCGAGATGGTTCAACTATACCTTTGATTCCGTTTACGAGATACCACAATTTGTTCCTGTATCTATCATATTGAATAGTTACATCGTCACTTTGAAGAAATCTCAATGATTTGACTATACCATTGACGTTTGAACGCTCAATTAAAGCAAAACCATTTCCTTTAGTTAACATACTCGAAACCAACAATTTAAGAAATGTGAAGTGTGACATATTAGTATTCACATTTGAATTAAGTAGTTTTGATAGAGCATTGTTTTGCATGTGTTTGAAACCATCCTTATCGTTTTTAAAGACTTCAAGAGGTAGTTCAGCCACACTATTTGATACTAAGTTAACACATTGAAATACAGTAGATAAAGCCATTTTAGCTTCAACAGAAATCTGACGAGGTTGTGAAGCTAATGTTATACCACATTGACCGCTAATCGAAGACAAATCAATACCTCTTTTCTACGGCCCTCTTGTGAAAACACTTTTTATTTTGTCGTATATTGACATATCTAATTTATAATTATTTTAATTTAGTAGATAACCACCAAGCGCTTGCACCATCGCTATTACACCATCAATTTTTTCAGATGATGCGTTTTTGCTCGGTTTAGTATTACCATTTATGTCGCTGATAATCACTACGTTATCTAAACAAAATTTATTGATTGGGTTGTTGTCTATGATACATTCACCACCCAACACTCTTCTTTCAAATTCTTTCGTTGGTTTATTGAAATTTCCAATAGACTAGCTATAAGGGTGAAGAGGTAAACCAGCCTGTTCACTTTCAACTGCCCACTATGTACTGTTCCACGAATCATATTGAATACTACACAAATTGATACCCTAATTGTAAAGGTCTAAAAACCAATTCTTTATGAACGTGTAATCGGTCACGTTGCCTGGCGTAACTGTTAACAAGTGGTTGTCTCGCCAGTTTTCATAGAGGAACTAGTTCTTTCCACCATTTCGGATACTATCTTCAGGCAAAAAGTATCGAACATAGAACTACATTTCACCTGAATCTGAAACGCCACATAGCGCACATGCCGTCAAGTCTGAAACAGCAGCTAAATCTACGCCAGCAAAAACGAGAACGTCTGAACGTCTAAAGAAGTCTAAATCTACTTTCTTGAATACACTATTGACATATTCACTCTATATCCACGCTTGTGCGTTGTCACACCAAATGTTCAGGTTTTTTGTCAAGACGGGGACACGCTCGCTCGGTGAATTGATAGCTTGATTGACCTATGTCTAAATGAATGATTTCTAAACAGTTATACCCAAGTTTGGATTAGCTTTTTGCCAGTTTTTGGGGTCTTTCCAATCATCATTTTCGTCTAAACTAAAGATACAGACAAATAAACTATCATCAGTAGCATTCTTATTCAATACATCAATTCCGTATTGTCGAAGTTGAAAGCAAGGGTAGTTTTTATTAAAACCCGCTGTCGTTATCGTACACAAGTGAGGATTAGCCCTCATACCCATTGAGCTTTGTATGACATCACGTACTCGACTATTACGTGAACTATGATACTCATCTACAAGAGCGAATGAAGCGTTGAAACCATCAAGTTTTGAATCGTCGCTTGCTAACACTCTCATAATTGAGTTGTTTTTATTAAACGTAATCTTATGTTTGAATGCTATAATCTATAATTCAGCTGGGTCAATCTATCTACACAACGTTTTACACATATCAAAAGCTATATTAGCCTAATCACGTGAATTTGCAGCTAATAAAACTTCCGCTCCATCTTCCCCATCAGCCAGTAAAGCAAAAAGACATAAAATAGCAGCTAAAAACGTTTTGCCATTTTTTCGCGCAATCTCAATGTAACTCTATTGAAAACGTCTCTAATTAGTTGATTTACAATACCATCCGAAAATGTTTGCGACAATAAACAACTCCCAATCTGTTAATCTAAATCGTTTGCCAGAGTGTACACCTGTATAGTGCATAAAACACTATGCGAACTTAACAGTACGAACTATTTTATCTTCACGTAGATAAATATCGTCTCGCAATAGGTCGTCTAAAAAGCGTTGACAAGCTTTCTTTTGATTATCTCCACTAACAATTTGATTATCAATGACTTTGTGTGCGTATGATACTAGAAACTATGTCAAACTATTTTGTGTTGCCATCATTTTCTTCTTCATTATCTAATTCGTCAAACAATGAATGTGCCTGTGCAGCTTCATAAGCCTTTGATTTTGCTTTCATTACATTCATTTTTGCTCGATTGTATGTGCCTAAAGCATATTGACCAACGACACGATTGATGCACTGTTCAGCTTGCTATATAACGTGACAAAGTCTTGATACACAAACACTTGACAAATCGTCACATTCATCAAGCTGCTCATTAGCTTTCAGCCACATGCGATAGTTCGTAGCTACAATATCAAGCTACATTTTGTCAAAATCAGTCAAGTCTGTACCTGAATTTTCCTGTATAGCGTCTTTCAATGACTTGATATATACTAATACCTTTTCTTCAATCGTCATATTAAATACTTTTTCATTCGTTCTTTTCTTTCATAGAAACTATTATGATGTCTCTTCTAATGACATTCATGACACAACGCTATCAAGTTTTCATAGTCGTATGCGATGTTGCGCCAATTTGCTGAATGATAGGGGATTGGCTTGATATGGTGAACTTCAGTGGCTAATGTCAAAATGTCAAAGTTTAAACAATCTTGACATAGATAGTTTGCTTTCAACAAAATTGACTGTGAAGCCTTTACCCACCAATCGCTATGATAAAATTCACGAATCTCTTTACCAAAATCTTGATAGACGTAATCGTCTCTATGTTTATGATGTCTATTATTTTTCGTTATCGTTGCCATCTTTATCGTTGTCTTTCTTCATATCTACAATCTTCTTAATCAAGTCAAGAATGATTGGCAGTATCAAGTTAACAATATCATACCACTTAAAATTAGTTGAAAATGATTTCTTACGATTATACTTATTCATAAAAGATAAAGAGAAATGATTAGCAGCGTCTTTTAATGTAGATTCAGGCAGTGAAGGAAAGTACTCTTTCAATTTCTAAAGACAATTAGCGTTCGCAAAACCTACGTAGATGTCTTCACAAAGCTGGGTTGGGTGTGCGTAATCATCATTTTGTGGCTTCAATTTTTCAAGTTGTGTTAAAACAACAGTCGCTGTGTCTTTTGCGATAGATTCAGCGATAATGACTTTATTATCAAATGGTTGCATAATTGTAGTGTTTTACTAATTTATAGAAAAATGAGGTGAAGTAGTTTCACCTCAAATTTTCTGTGGAGACGAGAAGGAGACA